AGATCGCGGCGCTGCCCACGGGGTTCATCGCCACACTGCTGGCCCGCATCGCCCCGTCCAGGCCGGTGTTCTGGATCGCCCCCGAGAGCGATCTGCATCCGCCCGGCCTGCTGCCCTACGGGTTCGATCCTAATCGGTTGGTACTGGTGCGTCCGTCCAGGGACGTCGAGACGCTTGCCGCCATGGAGGTGGCGCTGCGAGAAGGTGTCGCCGCCGCAGTGGTGGGCGAGGTGGGGCAGTTCGACCGCACCGCCTCGCGCCGGCTGCAGTTTGCCTGCCTGCACCGCGGCTCCACCGGCTTTGTGCTGCGTCGCTGGTCGCACGGCCACAAGACCGCCGATCGGGAGACCAGTGTCGCTGTTACCCGCTGGCACCTTACTCCGATGCCCAGCGTGAAGGACGGCAAGGGACCCGGACTGCCGCGCTGGCATGTGGCGTTGACACATGCCCGCGGCGGACGGCCGGGCGAATGGATCATGGAGGCTTCGGATGAAGCGACGCATCCTCTCCGTGTGGTTGCCGCACTGGCCGATCACGCGCCTGAGCCGTGGCGTCTCCGTCTCGCCGGATAGGCCGCTGGTCACCATCGAGGCCATCCGTGGCGTACGGCATCTGGTCGCGGTGGGGGAGCACGGCGAGGCACAAGGGCTGCGCCTGGGGCAGACGCTGACCGATGCGCGCGCTGTCTGCCCGACGTTGATCCCTGTCGATGCCGATCCAGCGGCCGACGAAGCCGCGCTGGGCAGGCTCGCCGCCTGGTGCGAGCGCTTCACGCCCATGGCGGCGCCCGATCTGCCGGATGGGTTGTGGCTGGATATCACCGGCTGCACCGCGGTGTTCGCGACGGAAGCGGAGTTGGCGCGGGCTCTTGCTGCGCGTCTGGCGTGGAATGCCATCCCCTGCCGCGTGGCGGTTGCCGGGACGACCGGGGCCGCCTGGGCACTGGCGCATGCCGGGGTGGATCGGACCATTCTGCCATCGGGAGAGGAAAAGGCGGCGCTGGCCGATCTGCCGATCACCAGCCTGCGGCTCGACACCGGCACGGTGACCGGGCTGCGCCGGCTTGGCCTGCGGACGGTGCGGGACCTGCTGCGCATTCCGCGGCCGCAGATCACGTCTCGGTTCGGCGCCATGCCGGTGCTGCGGCTCGATCAGGCGCTGGGCGCGATGGAGGAGGCCATTGACTGGCCTCGGCCGCTGATCGGGTGGAATGAGCGTCTGGCCTTCGCCGAACCGATCGGAACGCCAGAGGATCTCGCGCGTGCGCTCGCGCAGCTTGCGGAACGGCTATGTCGGCGGCTGGCAGAGCAGGACAAAGGCGGTCAGCGCTTCGTCGCGCGGTTCTTCCGCGTCGATGACGTTGTGCCGCAGATCACGGTGAGCACTGCACTGCCGGCGCGCGATGCCACCTATCTGACCAAACTGCTGGGCGAGAAACTGGACACCGTCGATCCAGGCTTCGGCATCGAGGTGATCGTGCTGGAAGCCGAGACCGTGGCACCACTCTCGGTGCCGCAGACCCAACTTGCCGATGTCGCTGCGCAGGAGGCGAGCGACCGTCTCACTGGTGTGGTGGATACGCTGACAAACCGCCTGGGTTTGGATCGGGTTTCTCGTGTCGCGCCGTTTGGGAGCCACGTGCCGGAGCGTGCCGTGCAAAGCATACCGCCACTGGCGCTCAGGCAGCCATCCTGGGTGGACGATCCCGCCGCGCCGCGGCCGATCCGCCTGTTGCGTCGGCCGGAAGAGATCGAGGTGATCGCCCCCGTGCCGGACGATCCGCCCATCAGGTTCCGCTGGCGCGGTGTGTCGCATCGTGTGTGCGCCTCCGCCGGTCCCGAGCGGATCGCCGCCGAATGGTGGCGCGCCAAGCGATCCGGTGGGGGGCGGCCGGAGACGGATCTGATTCGCGACTATTATCGGGTGGAGGATTCCGACGGCGCTCGGTTCTGGATCTTCCGCGCCGGTCTGCATGCCGCGGACCGGATGCCGCAGTGGTATTTGCATGGGCTGTTCGGGTGATTTGATTCTCCCCTCCTCCCAAGGATATGCCGAACTGCAGGTGGCGAGTGCGTTCTCCTTCCTGCGCGGCGCTTCATCGCCGGAGGAACTCGCCGCCACCGCGTCAGTGCTGGGGCTTTCCGCCATCGGCATCACCGATCTCAACAGCGTGGCCGGCGTGGTGCGGATGTGGGATGCGGCGAAGGCGGCCGGCGTTCGGCTGGTGGTCGGCGCGCGCCTGTCATTCCGCGACGACACGCCGGATCTGCTCTGCTATCCGCAGGATCGGGCGACGTGGGGACGCTTGGCGCGTCTGCTCACCGTCGGCAAGGGACGTGTGCCACATGGCGACACCGGCGGTGCTGCGAAAGCCACCAATCGCTGCTTCCTGCACTACACCGATCTGCTGGAGCATGGCGAAGGGCAGCTTCTGCTTGCTGTCGCGCCGGATCGATTGGATGTTGGCTTCCGGGAAAATCTCCAGCGCCTGCAATCGGATTTTCGCGGCCGGGCGTTTCTTGCCGCCAGCCGCCGTTATCGTGGTGACGATGCCAACCGCTTGCGCGCAATGGCCGAACTGCCGTTGCCGATGGTGGCGACCAACGATGTGCTCTATCATCTGCCTGACCGGCGTCCGCTGCAGGATGTGATGACCTGCATCCGTCTCGGCTGTCGCATCGACCAGGCGGGCCGTGCATTGCAGCCCAATGGCGAGAGGCATCTGAAGTCGCCGAAGGAAATGGAGCGCCTGTTCCGCGAATATTCCGAAGCGGTGCGTCGCACAGAAGACATCGTTGAGCGCTGCGGCTTCTCGCTTGGGGAACTCGCCTATGAATATCCCGACGAACCGATTCCGCCCGGTCTGACGCCGGACGAGCACCTTGCCGATCTGACCTGGCAAGGCGCGGCGGTGCGTTATCCCGAGGGAATCCCGCTGCGTGTGCGCGATACCATCGAAAAAGAACTGTGCATCATCGCGCAACTCAACTACGCGCGGTATTTCCTGACGGTGCATGACATCGTGCGCTACGCTGTCAGCCGCGGCATTCTCTGCCAGGGGCGTGGCTCGGCTGCCAATTCCGCGGTGTGCTATTGCCTGCATATCACCGCGGTCGATCCGGCACAGATCGACGTGCTGTTCGAGCGCTTCATTTCCACCGAGCGGCGCGAGCCGCCGGATATCGATGTGGATTTCGAACACGAACGCCGCGAAGAGGTCATCCAGTACATCTACGAGCGCTATGGCCGCGAGCGTGCGGGCATCGCTGCGACGGTGATTCACTACCGGCCGAAGCGGGCCATCCGCGAGGTAGGCAAGGTGATGGGGCTGTCGGAGGACGCCACTGCCGCGCTGTCGGCGCAGTCATGGCATGCGGGCGGGGAACTCTGGTCGGATGATTGTCTGACCGAGATCGGCCTTGATCCGCAGAGCTTTGTGGTTAGCCGCTCGATCGAGCTGGCGCGCCAGCTTGTCGGATTGCCGCGTCATCTGTCGCAGCATGTAGGCGGCTTCGTACTGACACGTGGTCGACTGGATGAGACCGTGCCGATCGGCCGGGCAGCGATGGACCAGCGCACCTTCATCGAATGGGACAAGGACGACATCGACCGGCTGGGCATCATGAAGGTGGATGTGCTGGCGCTCGGGATGCTGACCTGCATCAGGAAGGCGTTCGAGCTGTTGGGGATCAAGAACCTGGCCGGAGTGCCGACGGAAGACACGGCCGTCTACGACATGCTGTGCCGCGGTGATTCGATCGGCGTGTTCCAGGTGGAATCGCGCGCGCAGATCAACATGCTGCCACGGCTGCGGCCGCGCGAATTCTATGATCTGGTGATCGAGGTGGCGATCGTGCGTCCCGGGCCGATCCAGGGCGACATGGTGCATCCTTATCTGCGCCGGCGGCAGGGACTGGAAGAGCGGGATCTGCCGTCACCCGCGCCTGAATATGGTTCCGCTGATGAACTGGAGCAGGTGCTCGGGCGGACATTGGGTGTGCCGCTGTTTCAGGAGCAGGCGATGCGCATCGCCATCGATGCGGCTAAGTTCACGCCGGAGGAAGCCAACCAGCTACGCCGCTCGATGGCGACGTTCCGCAACTCGGGCACCATCCATCGTTTCTTTGAGAAGATGGTTTCTGGCATGACAGCGCGCGGCTATGCGCAGGACTTCGCCGAACGCTGTTTCCATCAGATAGAGGGCTTCGGCACCTATGGTTTCCCGGAGAGCCATGCCGCCAGCTTCGCTCTGCTGGTTTATGTCTCGGCCTGGCTGAAATGCCACCACCCGGCAGCGTTTGCCTGCGCGCTGCTGAACTCGCAGCCGATGGGGTTCTATGCGCCAGCACAGATCGTGCGCGATGCGCGCGAGCATGGGGTGGAGGTACGGCCTATCGATGTGGCCGCCAGCGGATGGGACTGCACTTTGGAAGAGGGAGCGCTGCGTCTCGGTTTTCGTCTGATCAATGGATTTTTGCAGGAGTGGGCGGATCGGTTGATCGAGGCTCGGGGTTCTTCTTTTGCTGCTTTTTCGTTTGCCGAACTGGTCCGCACGGGCCTTCCTCGCGCCGCCCTTGTCATGCTCGCCGAGGCTGATGCGCTGCGGAGTCAAAAACTCGATCGGCGAGCCGCGCTGTGGCAGGTACGCGGCTTGTCGGACGTGGCGGAGCTGCCCCTGTTTGCCCACCAGCCGGTTGCGATTCACCATGTTCCGCTGCCCGTCATGACGACGGGCGAGCACGTCATCACTGACTACCAGACCGCCGGCCTGTCGCTGAAGTCACACCCGATGCGTTTCCTGCGCACGCTGTTCAATGGCGAAGGCGTGTTGAGCTGCGCCCAGGCCGCGGTGCTGGCTGATGGCACCCGGCTTTCCGTCGCCGGCGTGGTGCTGGTGCGCCAGCGGCCGGGCAACGGCAACGTTGTTTTCTGCACCATCGAGGACGAGACCGGCATCGCCAACATCGTGGTCTGGTCCAGCCTGCTCGAGCGATTCCGCCGCGCCATGATGGGCAGCAGCCTGCTGCTAGTGACCGGTCGTCTGCAACGCAGCCCGGAGGGCATCATCCATGTCATCGCCGAGCGGCTGGACGACCGCAGCGCCATGATGGCGCGTCTCCCCGAGACATCGGCCACCGTTGGAAGGCTGCCGATGCGAAGCCCCGGCCATCCTCGTCAGGAGCGGATTTTTCCCCGCTCCCGAGACTTCCACTGACGGAACCTTTCTCAACCTACCGGCGAGGCCGCGGTCCCCGATGATGCCGGCTGGATCGATTGATCGAGATAACCTGCGTTGGCTGCCTCGTACGGCAACCTGCACAGACGACGAGCCCAGCCGATGCCGAACGTCTTCCAGGTCGCCAGCGATGACATGAACATCAGCCGTTGCGCGAGGTATTCGACGCAGAGGTCAGCGACGCCATCCGGTCCAGCGGCAGCCCGATCAATGGCGCTTAGGGTCTGCTCGCCGATCATACCATCCTGGCGTACCTGAGCGACCTGCTGCAGCCAACGTGCCGCGCGACCGGTACCGTTATTGATTGCGGCGTCGAACACGAGAAGAGCGACCGCGGAAGGCAAGCGATCACCCGCGATCCGCTGCCAGTAGTCGTGCTGGTAAAGTGCCTTCGCAGCATCGAGGGAGAGGTTTGCGATATCCAGGTCGGGGTAAGCCGCAGCGCTGATACCGAACCTGGTTCCGCGACAGATGCCGGCGCCGATCGTGCCGCCGGTCCAGTTGCCGGGGTCGGAGGGATTGGCAGTGAAGTCGCCTTCATGACCCACCACGATATCGAACATTCGGTCGAAGTTGCTCATACCGGTCAGCCGGGGCTGTCGCTCAGTGCGATCGGCGTCGACGTGGCAGCGAGCGGGAAGTTGAGATTCCAACTCGTGGCGAGATCGGCGCCGATATCCCAGCCCGCCGGCTTTGCTTTGGTCGAAGCGTTGTCGGTCACGGCGTTACCGTGGCCGATCCGGGCGGAGCCGTACGGGTAGAACAGCAGGCACGACGCGCCGGCGTTCACCAGGGGGGCATCGAGCGTCAGCAGCAGATGCGTGGGATCGACCCGCGCACATCCCGTGGCGTGACGCAGCGGGCCGGGTGACGCGACTGATCCACCGTCCATCACGACGAAACCGGTTCCGTTCGACGCGGTACCGCCCAGCAGGAGATCGTCCCCGGTGTCGTGCTGTACGGTAAGCACGACGTGCGTCGCGTCCTGCCTGGATGCGTGGACGATCGTCGGGCCGCCCACAGTTGGGATGCCGGGAGGGATCGCTGAAAACGTGTCGCCACCTGAGGCAGCAAGGACTGCATGCGCGACGACGGGTGCCGCCCGCTGACCCAGCATGATGTTGTCCGTGACGGCGATGTGGCTGTTGTCGCCGCTGCGTGCATCGACGTCGGCCGTCATCGGAAGCCCGATGACAACGTTTTGCGTGCCGTCCGCCGCCATCGACGCGGCGACCTCACGCACCATTTGGACGCCTGGGTCGCTCCAGAACGGCATGGCGTTCCACCAGATCAACGGCAGGTTCTTGGCACTGCGGCCGAGCATGCCGCGCAGCTTCGCCAGAAGGTTGCTGGCGCCGTCGTGGAAGAAGGCCTTTTCCGAGTAGGCGCGGGTGGAATCGGTTTCTGACCAGGGCCAGAGGATTGCGGCAATGTCGGCCAGGTCTGCTGCGGCCTGCTGACCGAGATAGGTCTGCACCGCGTTGCCGTCGTTGCCGAGACCGTAGCTCGCCGGGTCCGACCCGTCGGCTGGGTTATGCAAGAACTCGCCTGGCAGATACACCAGCGATCCGGTGTTCGGCGGCTGGCGCACGTCATACACGCCGTGCCCCCCGATGCAGGTGTAGGCGCCGCTCGAGCCGTACAGGCCCATTACGCCGTACGCCAGCGCCCCAAGGTGCCAAGCCACGCCCTGCGCCAGCAGGTGCCACGCGCCGTCGTTGAGGCCATTGCCGGCGTTTGACTGGCCGACCACCAGAATCTGCACGCCCTTGCGCACGCCGCGCTGCCAGCGTGCCGCGCAGGCAAGCAAGGTGGTGATTTCGGGTGACGTGATCGCGCGCGACCAGCTGGCGGCCTCATGGAACCAGCATTGGGCGCCACCCTGGCTGACACCGGAATGGAGGACGAACAACCCACCTGACGCGTTGGCGGACAGCGGACTGGCTACACCGCTTGCCACTTGGTTGCCGTCAAGCCAGGCATCGACGCCAGCGCCTGGTGTGTTGCGGATGATGATCGAGTGGGTGTGCCGCCGCTCAAGCGATGAGGTGAGGACCCGCATAGCCGCGCCGGAAAACAACATAAGGCGGTCGCCTGCGCCGCTCACACCATCTGCCTGAAGGATGGTTGTCCCGCCAGCGCTCAGGAGCGTGACCGGCCCCGTGACACCCTGGCGCCAGTTCGGCCGCGACCAGACCAGATACCACGTCCAGCCAACTGCGGCGCCAAGATTGGCCGTCGCAAGGCAGAAACCCTGATCGGGATCAAGCTGCGGCAGATAGCAGCCGGATTGCGGAATTGCATTTGGTGGAACCACCGTATTGAGGCCGACACCGCCAAGCAATGCATTCAATCGTGGGGTTGCCTGCGGCAATGCGCTGCCGCTGACACGGTATGCCGCCAGCGCATTGCCGTTGCCGCTCTTGTCAGCGACGCTCGCCGCGGGGTTGTTCCACGCCGGGAGGGGACGTGCGCTTCCGTCAAGCAATCCATCGAACGTGCCTGCATCCCACCACCCCGAGATGCCAGAGATGGCGCTTGGATAGGGGCCTGCGAACGTGCCGCCACCAACACCGCCACCACTCGCACCGCGCAATGCCCGCCACAACGCGGCGCGACCGCTCGCGAAGAGCATGGCGCGACCAGGTGCAGCGAGTGCTATGCCCATGATCGGATCAGGTGACCGCGAAAGCTGAAGGAGAAACGTACGTCGCGACTGCGCTGCCGCTGGCATCCTTGGCGATGGCCCAGAAGTAATAGGCGCCCGAAGAACTCGGCGCACTGATCCACTGATACCAGAGATTATGCCCAGTCATGCCTGGAATGCTCTGCGAGGTTCCTGCCGCGGCGGTGAGGCCGCTGGTTGGAGCAACGGTGTTGCTGAGTGACCATCCGAACAAGACCGCAGATGGTATGCTATGGCTGCCGTCGATGCCTGTGCTGTCATCATTTACATTGACGGCAATGCCGCCGGTGCTTTTCGGCCACGTGGAGCCGGCTGTCGGGCTGGAGCCTGCCGTCAGCAGGTAGTTGCCAGTCGTCGCAGCCGTGATCGGCGCCGTCCAGGCGCTGCTGCCTGCAGCATTCACTGCCTGGACCTCGAAATCGTATGAGGTGTTGGCAGTGAGCCCGGTAAGCGCGGCCGATGTGCCGCTGATATTGCTGCTCGTGGTCCAGGTGTTCGCATTGTGCGGCGACCAGCGGACCGAATAGGTGGACACGGCACCGCCGCTCACGGGCGCCGTCCAGCTCAACTGCATCGTCGATGCGGTCGCCGTGCCCGCCGTCAAACCTGTGGGAACACCTGGGAGCGCGATGGTAGTCGTGGCGCTCGCCGCCGCCGAAGGCGTGCCGCTGCCCGCCGCATTTACGCCGAACACCTGGAAGTCATATGCCGTCACGGGCGACAGTCCTGTCACCTGATAGCTGGTGCCTGTGATGCCAGCCGCTGCGATGTTCCAGCCTGTGCCGCCGCTGTTGCGATACTGGGCCGTATAGGTTGCAACCGCTCCGCCACTGCTTGGTGCCGTCCATGACAGAGCCACCGTGCTGACGGTGGGATTGCTGGCCGTGAGGCCGGCAACCTGGCCTGGGGCCTGCGTGGGCGCTACCTGCGTTGTGCCAGTCACGACGGACGACGCCGCGCCGCTACCAGCAGCATTGTTGGCAATCACCTCGAAGTCATATTGCGTTGCTGCCGCCAGGCCGGAGACCGTCAGGCTTGTTCCGGCCACACTCTGTGCTGTCCAGGCACCACCAACCGACGTCACGCGATAGTTCACGGTGTAACCAGTTGCCGCACCGCCGGTCGCCGGCGCCTGCCACGTCAGCGCAATACTCGACGGCGTGGTTGCTCCGACGGCGAGGCCGGTCACCTGGCCAGGCGGCTGTAGCGCCACGCCGCCAGTGATGCCGGCGAACACAACACTGCCGCCCGTGTAGCCGAATGCGCGCAGTTCGGCCGCCTGACCTGTGGGGAGCGTTTGCGAGGCGGCTGATGTGATGATGCCGGATGCGAAGCTGACGTTGCCGCCCGAGACGTTGACGACGCTGCAGGTGAAACCGCTGCCCATGTTCGGAAACGCCGGCGTCAGCGTGACCGGCTGCGAGCAAACCAGGATGGCGCCGTTATGGATCGTGCCGTCGAGGGTGGTGTTGACAGTGATCTCCACCACAGGCCGGCGGTAGCTCGGCAACTTCGCCTTGATCCACGTCCAGACCGCGCTGAAGGTCTGGGCGACCATCGTGCTCGAGCCTTGGCCAACCCAGAATGCATCCGCGTCGGATGCCGGCGCGGCTGCGCTCGCTGCGTCGATGGTCTGACCATCGAGCAGGTTCTGATATGTGATGGCGTGATCGATGCCAGCCTGGCTTATGCCAATCAGATCGCCGCTGGAAACCGTCGTGACCGGCGCCAGGTTCGCAATGCTGTAGGGTGGGCCACCGCTCGTCACAGTGGCTGATATTGTCCCGGTGGCATCGATGCTGATATTCGCGCCCGCCGAGAACAGGCCTCGCAGCGACGACAGCGGCAGCAATGTGAGCAGGCCATTGCTGTTCAGCATCGCATAGTCGGTCGGCGACAGTGTGATCTGCTCGGAAAGGCCCGCAAGATTGAAGGCGGGCGAGGAGAGCGTGCCAGCGTTCAGCAGCAACCCGGCGCCGACGGTAACAGGTTCGGGTCCACCGGCACCGAGGCTGATGCGCCCGAGCAGGGTGCCTGTGTCGCTGAAGATTGCAGGCTGCGTACTGGCCAGCAGTGTGCCGACACTGACCGAATGGGTCACTCCCGCCTGACTGACCGGGACCTCATCCGCGGCAGTGACTTCTGTAGCAACGGGCAACTGTGAAATCGTCGGCATCGCATTATCCTGCGCAGCGGCGGACTCGTAATCGGCGGTCTTTGGAGTTCATGCCGCGACCTGCGAGCCACTGCATACCGAGATCCAGCGCCCGCCGTCGTAGAAGACCTCGACACCGGTACCGGCGCCCGCTCCTTCATTCGGCTTGCGGCCGTTGGCGGTAAAGGCCTTGGCTCCAGCGCCGGGGGAGCCGGGTAGTGTCGACACGGTGTACGAGGGTAATACGGGTGCACCCGAAAAGCGTGGGTTCACCGCGTTCGTTCTGAAGACTTCGCGCCAAGCCGAGATACCATCCGAGACGACGTGATAGCGATCATTCGAGCGCAGCGTCATGGGCCCGTTGTCGATCGTGTTACTGCCCGTCGTCGCGATGGTCACATTGGCCGAGCCGAGCACCGAGAATGTGTAACCGGTGCCGGCCGCGACGGTGTTCGCTGCCGGAAGTGTAATCGTGTAGGGGGAGCTGTTGCCGACCAGAAATATGATATTACCGGACATGTAGTTCGGCAGCGTCGCACTGCTCGCATAGGTGGTCTGCCAGCCAACCGAGATGCCTTTGCCTACTGCATAGGAGAGGCTGCCCTGGTTCCAGCGGAGAGTGTTCGTGGTGCTGTCGTAAGCGAGCCGATAGCTGTTGGTGGGCTCAAAGGCGATCGCGTGACCGGCGGCCATCCGGATCGCTGCCGCTCCAGCCATCTGTTGGGCATAGCTGGTGTCAAGGACCGATGTTGAGAATGGCACATTGACGTTGAATACCTTGTAGGCGTGACCGGTGCACCCAGCGGCCAGATAGACGCCGATGATCGAGCTAATTTCGACCGGGAGACCGGATGTGTTGTGCTGCCCGATCACCAAAGACTGAATCTGACGCTGGGCGCCGTCATCGGGACCGTTGCCGAACCAGTCCATCTCTACGGTTATCGAGGAAGCTGCCATGCTCGATGGCAGCCCGGTGATGTCGCGGTATTCCAGGCATGCGGCCCAGAGATGGGGCTGTGGCAATGCCCTGCCGGACGAATCCAATTGGACATTCTGCCTGATCGTCTGCACGTACCGCCCCACGTGCTCGGCGGTCGGGAACCCGCTCGGAGTTTGCGATCCGCACCATAGCAATCTGTCGATTCCGCCCCAGACGAAATTGCTTGGGCTGCTATAGATTATCGTGTCGTTGCGCGAATTTGCGATGACCACTCCGCCGACTGGTCCGCCGGCATGGTTAACAATGTAAGACGAATGGGCAACGGCGAAGTCCGTGGACTGCGAACCATTCTGCGAGACTTCGGCACTGGTCGCGCTGTTGCCGACGACGATCCCTGGCAAGTAATTGCTTGCTGGACCGCCGCCGCCTGGTATTGCGTTCGCAAGGGGTGTGCCGTCAGGAAGTGTTGTGCCGTCGACGATCCATTTCACTCGCTTGGTCAGGTCGATATTCCAAGTGGGCGGGGTCTGCAGAACAGTGACGCCGTGCGGTACATAGATGACCGAGCCGGCTGGGGCCGCCTGATACGCCGCCTTGAACGCCGCGGTATCGTCCGTCACGCCATTGAGGTGGGCATTGTACGGGGCCGAGCGAACGTTGATCACGCCGGTGGTACTGCCGCCGACGGTATCCACGTAACGTTTGGTCGCGGCCTGCAGGGAGGACGTGGGATCGCCGGCCAGCGTCAATGCACCGGTCAGCGTTCCTCCGACGAGAGGAACCGCGGAGGCGACCTGGCTATCGACGTATTGCTTCGGCGCCGCTTGCAGCGGCGAGGCAGGATTCGATGGCAGCGAAAGCGGACCGGTCAGGGTGCCGCCGCTGATTGGGAGCGAGGCGGCGGTCTGCGCGTCGACGTAATGTTTGGTGGCGGCCTGCATCAATAAGCTGGGATCGGCAGCCAGAGTCAGGGCGCCGGAAAGCGTGCCTCCAGTCTTGGGCAGGGCGCTGGACAGCTGCGCATCCACATATCCCTTCGTCGCCGCTTGCGACGGCGTCGCCGGATCGCCGGCGAGCACCAGTGGCCCGGTGAGCGTGTCGCCGCTCCGCGATACGCGGGAATCGACATACTGCTTGGTGGCAGCCTGCAACAAATTCGCAGGATCGGCCGCCAGAGTCAGCGCGCCAGTGAGCGTGCCCCCAGTCCTTGGAACCGCGGTGGCAACCTGTCCGTCGACATATTGTTTGGTGGCCGCCTGCAAGGACGCCGTCGGATCAGCGGCCAGGGTCAGGGCGCCTGAAAGGCTGCCGCCGGTTCTGGGCAGTGTCGTGGCGATCTGTCCATCGACGTATTTCTTCGTTGCCGCCTGCAGAGACCCGGCAGGATCAGTGGCCAGGGTCAGTGCTCCGGTCAGCGTGCCACCAGCCAGCGTTAGCGCGCTCGCCGCAAAGTCGGCCAGTTTGGTGGGCGATGTCCTGCCGGTCGGAGTTACCAGCAACTGGCTACCATCGACATTGGAGATGCCGGCAAGCCCACTCATGAACTGTGTGTAGGTGACGGCGGTGTTGCTGCCGCCCTGCCCGACTGGAACCAGATCGACGCTGGCCGGTACCGTGCCGGCGGGCAGGGATGAGATGTCGAAGGATGTGTCATTCGCCGACAAGGCGCCATTGGTCAGGGTTAGGTTGGCGCCGATCCTGATCTGCTCGGGGTTGCCCGTGCCGCCACTGACACGGCCGAGGAGACTTCCGGAGGTGACGGCAAGCTGTGGCTGGACGCCCGCCAGAACCTGCGACCTGGTTACCTTGCGGACAATGCCGCTTTGGCTGACGAGCAGTTCGTCGTTGTCGGACGCGGCCGTGGCAGGCGCGAGCTGATCGATTGTCGGCATGATCGAGACGGCCTTTCAGGGCGCAGCGACGTGGCTGCACGTGCTGTGTCTTGTTGCCTAAGGAGGGTTGGCCACCCTGGAGCGGCCCTGGTTACGACGATGTGAGAACCGGATTGCCGTTCTGGTCAGTCAAGACGACACCAACATCGGTAATCAGGGCATTGGCTGGGATTGGCGGCACCGACAGATAGACAACCGGCAACAGAACGCTGCGATTGATGGTGCGGCCATTCACCGTGGCGATTACAAGGTTCACTGTGTAAATCGTCCCCGGCTGACCCCCTGATAACCAGAGGATTGCGACCGCGCCATCGATTGTCGCGCTGTTCAGAATGAGATCGCCCGGGTTTGCGGGTTCAATTGTGATATCGAGTGTGGCGATTGCATCGCCATCGTTGCCGACGAGCGCGGGTGATATGTCGAACTGGTAGTCCAGCACATCGCCGGGATCTTTTGTCGGCCAGTTTAGCGGCGCCGGTGGCACCGTCCAGGAGCCGCGCGGTACCGGAATGAATGAATCCAGGATGACAGTCCGCGCGTTGCTGGGTTTCCAGATGTGTGTTGCTGGAGTGGGCATGCCAGGATCCTGATCGAGTACCGTACTCAGTTCTTGCCGGATAGCTTTGCGAGAGCCACGCTCAGTGCTGTCAACTGAGCACGCAGTTCGGCGATCGTCGGAACGGGTGCAACTGCCGGCGGTGTGGGCGGTGGCGTGAATTTCGTTCCGTCAAAATGCCAACCTTCCGCGATGTCCGGCTGCGACGTTACGTCCGCCCAGACAAGCGCCGGGTTGAACATGCTGGTGATGTTGCCGTCGGTTGTCAGCAGTTCGGCGACCACACAGTCTTGTATCCGTGCATAGGTCTTCATTGGCGCTCCTACCATCTGACGACGACCAGACCTGCTGCTCCCGATGCACCGTTGTAGGGCGTGCTGCTGTTCGCCCCAGTGCCAGCGCCAGACGCGCCTCCGCCGGGAGAGTTGCCTGAATTGCCCCACGTTCCGCCGTTCTGACAGCCGCCCATCGGGGCGCCGCCACCGAGTCCGCCTTGATTCAAGACACCGGCTTGGCCGGAGGAGCCAATGAGGTTGATGTCACCGGATATGCCGATGCCACCCGGTGTCGCGCCGTTCTGGGGATTTCCCACGCTGGCTAGACCGTTCAAGCTGCCGCCCGTCGCGCTGACATAAGTGCCGAAGCTGGACGTCCCGCCGGCCGAAGGTGATGCTCCGCTCGTATTTCCAGCAGCGCCGCCAGCGCCAACGGTCACCGGGATCGTCTGACCCGAGTTCAACTTGGTGATCAGTTTCCGTGCGTAGCCACCGCCGGAGCCGCCTCCGCTTGGAATGGTCCCGTACGAGGCATAGCTCCCCGATCCGCCACCCCACACCTCGACCTCCACCTGTGAGACGTTGAACGGGACGATAAAGGTGTCATTGGTGAGGAACGTCTTCACGCCCGAGGCGACCCCTGGACGCAACGCCGGAAGCTTCCAGCCGAGAAACGGGGCCGCCGCCAACAGTGAAATGTTTGCTGCACCGATCGCTGTCTGTCCGTACGACACGGCGATGACGTACAGTCCCACCCACCCATTGTCGACCGGGGGGGTGGCTTGGGAGCCGGTATTTGCCGCCGCACCCGCTTTCAGCTGGAGTTGCACGCGCTGGATTCGGCAGGTGTTCTGCGCGACCCCCGAATTGTTTGGGCCGCTGTATGGCTGCGCCGGGTTGGCAGCATTGTAGTATGGCAGCGGCGCCGGGTTCGTGTCGCTCTCTAGCAGTGCAGCCTGGATCAGATAGTTGACCGCCTGACCGGAGGTGGCGGGCGCCGCAAGCGCGAACGATGTCGCGGTGAGATTGACGCCAAGTTTGACTAGCGGATCAGTTGTGTCGGCTGGCAGCGATCCGTAGGCGAGCGTATCCACGACAGACAGCTGGGTGATGCTTCCGGGCCCCACTGTTACCGTCATCGAAGCTGGCACCGTGGGTGAACAGACAAGACCGTCGACGACGGTGTTGCTGCCGAGTATCGTCTGGGCCAGATATCCCAAGGCGACCATTGCGCTCCGATTTGTATTGAGAATATCGGTATCGAGCGGGATGCTTCCCGGGTAGACCAGGATTCTATCCATGAGATCCTCTTTGCTGATCGTGGAACCAGGTCAATTGGTGATCCTGGTCCAACCGATGACAGTGACCGGCAGCACGTCAGCGACGGCCGCAAAGATGTCGCCGTCTGTCACTTGGCCCTGCACCATTTCGAGGCTGGCGTATTCGATCGTGCCCCCGCCGTAGCCACCCACTGATCCACCCCAGCCACTCACCGCGGCAATACCGCTGCCGAGCGGTCGGTAGGCCGTGATGAAGCATTGAAATGGCAGCAAGAGACTGCCCCATCCTCCGGCGATACCGTAGCCAACACCACCTCCAAGGCCGCTCAACGACGTGTAGCCACCGGTATCGGCTGATCGGGCAGGCTCGAACACAATCGGTTCACGCCCCGTTAGATCCTGCAAGACCGAGACGACTGCACCGCGTGTCCCGCGTTCACGGAACAGTTCACGCTGGATCCTGCTTCGAAATGCCGCATCGCCTTGGGCTGCCCGTCTGGTCAGCCGGTCGCCAAAGAAGTCGAGCGCAATGATGTCCAACCATATATCGCTCGCCGTCGCGATGCGCGTCTGCGCCTTCACGTACTGGAGTTGTTGGTAAACCCAGCTCCAACCGGACGCGAGACCGCCCAGCAGCGCGTCCAGTACTGGAGCACTGTCCGGGAACCAGCGCGCCGGCAATACTGTGCGCAGCCGCGCAAGCATGTCCCCTTGATCGCCCGTCATGTCAGTTCACCGCGATGATGCCGGTCTTAACGACACCATTGGGAGGCACGGCGACGTCACTTGCACTTCCGTTTGTCAACAGTGCACGGACATTGACCACCGCTGGGCTTGCCGAATACGCGATCTGGGCAAGCTTGGTCAGAGGCAGACTTGCCCCTATGGGCAGCCCGTTGATGTAGGAGCCGATTGCGTTGCCGACCAGCGCCTGAATGGGCGCCTCGGCCGTTCCGGCCAGAGCGGTGATGGTGAGGGAAACGTTGGTCGTGAACACGATCGGCGGCTGCACGCTGAAGATTGACCCCACAGGCCGCACCGCATCAACCGCGGACTGTACCGTGGACAGCAATGCGGTCGAAGGGCTTCCGGATCCATCGTCGACCGTTACCACAAAGCTGCCCATCAGTGGCTGGCCTGATGGACAGATATTCTCCTGAAGCGCGTAGTTAAGCCCTTGTTGAATGCTGCTGATGGCATAGCCGACCGCCAGTGGTGTGGCGCGCGATCGGCTGGCAATGAAGTTGCGGAACCGGCCTCTGAATGCATCGTCGGACTCAGCGTCCAGGCCGTTCTGGAAGGCGCTCGCGTTGTTGACGGAGTCGATGCCAGGGATGGCAGATGCCAGCAAGGAGATTGTGTCTGCCTGCACGTTGCCAACGCTCCCTGCCGTCTGAGCGGTCACTGGCACGTCAAGGGACGCGATGCCGTTGGCCACGACATAGCCATTGTTCGCAGCCGACCAGGAGGGTTGCGACGCATCCGCGTTTACTGCGAACGTCTGTGTTCCGTCCGCGGTCCGGACCAGCGCACCGGCCGGAATCAATGCAGACATGCCCGGCGTGAACCGTGAAAGGGTTACGGTTCCAGTGGCGGCAACGGCAGGCAGTCGAATCAGCGACAGATCGGCCATCCAGCTATCTAGATCGGCCCCATTGCTGGTGGCCGCGCGCGTTGTTCGCAGCACCTGAAGAATGAGCCACTGCATCCACAACCCGATTGAGGCATTGGCCTCCAGCACCGCACGCAGTGTGGAGCCGACCGTCAGGTCAAGAAGCTGAGTCGCGGATGCCTCAACGGCTGTCACCATCGACTGCACAAGCGTGTTGAATGTGCGGAGGGAAAGCTGCATGACCTTAGCTAGAGACCGAAAATGAAATCACCTGTGTCTCACTGCTGTCGGCATCCGCATAACGTATGTGCACGTAGACTGTACCGGACGCTCCGCCGGGAGCAACCTGCACATCGATCAACGGCTCGGGCTGGCGCGCGACCGCAGCCTCCTTGAAGATCTGGCTGCGGATCACAGCTCTGATCTGCAGTGCATTGGTCGGCTGGCCAATGAAGCGGGCCAGACCTGCACCATAGTCAAGCTGCCAGATGTAGTCACCTGGATTGGTCAGAAGGCGGCGCAGCACGCGCTGCTGGCCAAGCAGCGAACCTGCGGCGGTGGCAATGTCACCGGTGGCACCAATCACCAGATCGGAGCCCCATTGATGCGACGCATCAGGCATGATGTTCAGTCCGATGGACTGGGGACGGTCGTCGTGCCACCACGAGAATCGGTATGCGTGTGTGTGTCGTAATGACTGCGCAGACGCGACAGCGAGCCTTGCCGATCATAGACATCTCCCGTGACGTGCAGGTCGCCGTGCATCTGGATCGTTCCGTCATTCTGCAGTTTGATGAAACTGCCGGAGCTGTGCGTCATCCAAAGTTCGCCAACCGGCGTGGCGGGCGATGTCTGGGTGTTTGAGAATGCGCGCCCGATAATGATTCCATGTTCAGCAGCGCCTTCCTGTGAGACGACCAGCACCTGGTCGCCGGGAGAAGGCGGGCAATAAATGCCCCAACCATTGCCGGTCCAAGGGGACAGGATCGGCAACCAGCCGCTTAGCACACCTTCTGGCTGCAGCGTGACCCGTGCAGTCGCGGTGGTCGCATTCACAGATGTGACCGTGGCGAAGCGCGGCTGACCGCCACCCTGATCAAGCGCACCGGCGTGCTGCTTGATGATATTGAGGAGACGCTCCATGCGCTACACGGCGTTGCTGGGGTTGTCGCCGCCAAACGTCGTCTCGGTCCGAGGGGAGGTGTTTTTTGCCAGAATACGCTGGGTCAACCCGCTGTCTTGGTTCAGCCGGCGTTCGATAACGTCGACGTAATAGGTCTGGTCGAATTCCGTGCCGGTACCTTCCAGCGCGATCATACTCCGCGGACTGAGCGAAAGCTCACCCGGCATGCTGATCCTGATTGTGCGCTCATGGCGTGTCAGCTCTGCCAGCTTCCGCTGGGCGAATTTCGATGCATCATCCGGCGTAAGGTTCGGCTGCACGAAGACATAGCGTTGAGGCGATCCATTGGATCGTTTGGTACCGTTCTGTCCAGCGGCACGCGCCCGCGGAATGAATGCACAATTCTGCCTCGAGTTCCAGCTTTTCACGACCACTTCGATATCGCGCGCCAGTGTCAGCGACCGTTCCAGCCGAAGGTCGATCACATCCTCAGGTCGCAAAGACATTGCGAGATCGCCCACCTGTGTTACGGGTTGGAAGCAGAGCGTCTGACCCTGGACGAAGACATCAAACCCTTCCTGCCGAGCGAGGAAGACAAGGAGGTCCCATTCGGTAGTGGCATGGTTGAATTGGTCTAGTGTGATTCGATCGTGCTCACTCTGGTAGTAACGGCCCACCGGGGTCGTCGTCGGTGACACCCGTCAGGCTATGGCGCTCAGCCAGGATCGAAGCGATCTCGCTCGATGTGCGATTTGCGAACGTTTCCCGTGTGCGGGTCTCGATCAGTGCGGCCGTAAGATCGCGGCCATCGAGATGAATCAACCCGAGCGCGGGATCAATGCTCACGCTGTCGATGGCCCCCTGCATCAGGCTGACAAACGATGCGCCGCCATCGACACTGAACTGAATGTCCAGCAGAATATCTGGCTCACTGGCCCAGAAAGATGCTCCGGCCCACTCGTCGACACCCAACGCAACGGAGGCCCGAAACCGATCCGCTGCATAGTAGTTATTGGAGACCACCTCAGCATCCATTGCACCTACGACAGCCTGACCGTTGGCGACGATCTGTAGGCGCGGAGCACGCCAGGTGGCTCGCGATTCATTGGGCGGCAATGCCGCCTCCAGCACTAGGGTCGACGTCTGGGATCAGCAATGTATTTACTCCAGCAAGCATCGGGTCCGAGAGGCCGTTGAGCTCCGCGATGCGTATCCACTGAGTTGCATCAGCAAGTTGAACGGCGGCGATGCGGAACAGGTTGTCGCCGGCAACGGGAATACTTTTCATGGTCAGGTGCTCGCGTTTGCCAGATTGGTTGCAGTCCTGCGGACGTAGGAGTCGGCGGAGGAAAGTGAGCTGAGTTGACCAGCAGCATCGGTTGCAGCCGTCAGCCCCGCTACTCCTACCGGGGCGGATTCGACATCCGCGACACTGACTCCGGTAAGTGTGTTTTCAGACGCTTGGATGGCGGTTCTTATTGAAGACCGGGCGTCGATGAGGCAGGCTTGGGCGGCGGTATAGGCGGCCGTGCCTCGAGTGGTGGCCCCCTGTGCCGCAAGTGCCGTTTGCAGCGGCGACAGGTCCACACCGGCGTACGATGCGTTAACGGTGGCTGCGCCCACATCTGCTAGCGCAGCGGTGGCAAGCGAAACCGCCGATACCAAGAGTGTCGATGCCTCGTCCTGGATCACAGTGCAGACGATGCGGTAAGGAATCCACCAGCTGCTGCGATAGTCGGCGCAAAAGTCACTGATCAGTACTGTGTAGAACAGCACGTCCCATGTCAGCGGCAAAGCGATACCAGCGACGCGCAATTCGTCCAGGCTGCGAGCACGAAGTATTGCGTCTGAACCCGCGAAGATGCCGGAGAAGCTGATCTGTGCATCGTCGCGCCCCAATGCATCGATCACCCGCGACCCGCTTGGCAGGCGATGCAGGGCGAAGCGTTGCCTGCCACCGAAATTGATTCCAGATGGAATTTCAAAGTCTTGAAAGACGATCGGACCGAGCAGCAACGCCACATCAGCCATGGGCGCCCTCGCTTAATGTCGTAACCGCGCGCTGGCCGGTATTTGCCTCGCCCTGCAAGGTTGCCGCGCTGTCGCAGTGGAACGCCACTGCGATAGCAACGGGTGCTGTCATCGCGGTAAGGGAGGGCGGTGCTTCGTCGTTGAACCAGAGGACGAATGGTATACCAAATTGTTCCATGCGTTCAGGAACCAGTGGGAGCGCCAGGATAAATTGCGCTCATGCGCGGATCGATGCCCGTCGTCATCGCGCCTGGGCGCGAGGCATATTTTTCGAGGTGATCGATTACCCATTGGCCGAGTTGAGCACCATCCAGGATGATCGTGCCTTGCCTCGGCTCTGACTCGGCCTGCGGCGACTCCGCGGGAGCTGCTCGCGACTGTGGTACTTCTGGCTGTGCGGCCATGTCGGGACTGACATTGAGCGGCTCTGCCGTGTTGGAAACGACCCTGTCCGGCGGCGCGACATTTTGTGTCGCGAAGGTGGGTAGTGTCGATTGTGACGTAAGGCCCGGGGCCACCGCACCAATGACAATCCGCTGCAGCAGTGAGTTCTCCCGAGGTGTCCCGATGTTATCAGTGGCGGTGGTTGGTGCTATCGGAACTGGTTGCGCGATGGCTTGCGGCAGCAATGATCGGATCAACACATCATTATCGGGAGCACTCGATGGTGACGGCGCATGGTCGGACGCCGCGACGCTCGGTGGCGGCTCGACGGAAGCTGGCGCCGCAGGCGCAGCCACTACGCCAGGAACAAGGGATGCGATGGGTGTCGTCAACTGTGGTGGCTTGCGCGGTGTAATCGCGGCGCTTTGACTCGCCACTTGGTGAGGTTCAATCAGGCTTGCGTCGGGTCGTGGCATCGCCAATGTCCGCGGGGGCTGGGCTTGATCCAGCTGCACTTGCGGTTTGGGAACATCGTCAGCAGTCGGCCAGTATGCCGAAGGAGTGTGAGCCCGTTCTTGCGCGGAGCTCCATTGTTCCCCACGCTCGTCGTGGGGGTGTGCAGCACGTGTCGGCACGCTTATTGGTGCGGCGTTGATGTCGAATGCGCTCAGCCGCTCGCCGAGGTGCGTCATGGTCTCTAACATCGCTCCACTGGAAGCAACAGTGCGCCCCAGTGCCATCAGCTCCCGTTCGGCCATGGTGATTGCACCGGACACGCCATGGCTGAGTGCGAGTCTGGCGCCGATCGCCGGGGGGTCATTATCGGTCACTCTCGACTACCCAACGCAGTGTGCGCCAATCGAATGTTCTGCCATCCAATGAGCCAAGTGCGACAACGAATGCCATCCGTTCATCGGTCGGCAGGCTAAAAGCGACGTCGAAAGGCACCCCGTTCCGGACCAGATAGAGGCAGTCGATCAGGTCGGGGTGCCTGCTCAGTTTCCCGCCGTGTCTACCATCTCGGCTGTAGTGGTTTCCGCAGATTGCTCCAGCACCTGCGCAATCGCCGCGACCCCCGTATCGCCGAGGCGGCCAATCATGGCTTCTATCTGGAGTTCATTGGATGGTGAAGGTATCGGAACATTGTCGATGGCAGCCACCGAACAGGCGATGAGTGCCATTCCCAGCCATGGCTGATTCTGTGCGAGTGCTGGGCCGGCCGCCTTGAACAGCCTGAGCCTATCGAGTGCAGTAAGCCGCCTGATGGTGAGGCGCCGGCCATTGCCGTCGAGGACATTCTCGGTGGTGGCGGCGACCGCGACTATGGATGCAGACGGGGTCATCAGATGCGGCGCCTACGGACGGCGAAGAATTCCAGCTTTTGCCTGACGCTGCTGTCACCCTTCCAGATCCCGGCATTACTCAGTTTGAATGTCACGCTGTCATATTGGTAGGTGGATGTGGATCCATTTGTCTCAGTGACATACTGGTACATAGTGCTGGGCGGCGGGTTGCTGCCGTTGAAGTATTGCTGCTCAGCCGCAGCAATGAAGTCATCGACGGTCGAGTTGCCGCGCTCGAGCTCGAAGCTGCCCTCCCAACCTTTGGGCAACTCGGTGCCCAAGTGGGTGCCATCCAGCCTGTCCACCCGTACCGATTGGGTTATCTGGCGGCTGTCGAACGACGTGACGTGGGTCAGGTCGATCCGTCCGGTTGGGCCGATCAGGACCAACTGCGTGTCACGGCCGATAGAGAACATGGTCAGAGACATCCGGTTAGCTCCTTACGCCGCCTGGCCACTCGGCAGAGTCTGGCGGGACACCTGCACGGTCTGACCGCCTTCCATGTTGACGATGAACTTCTCGTTGATTGCCTGGTATTGCACCTGCGCATCTGATTGAACGTAGCCGAGATCGGTCCGGCTGGGGGGATTGTTGGACGTGTCACAGATCACGCTGAAGGGCAGGCTGCCGTCCGCGCTGCCAAGCAAACCCTGCCCGAGCATGTTCTGCAGAAACGCCAGCTGCGTGGCGCGTATCCTGCGGAACAAGTCCGCGGTGATCACCTGACCGACGTATTGACCCATACCAGCTGAAAGCGTCGCCGCGATGTAGTTTGTCAGGCGTGTGTAATTGTCTCCGCTGACGGCGGCATTGGATGACGAGTTGTGACCACCACGCACGCCCCAGAAATTGCCGCCAGGCTGTGGATTGCTGACCACATCGATGCCCGCGCTCAACAGTGCTGCGAGGTCCGCGGACGAATAGGAAGCGCTCTGGCCCGAACCCGGTGTGCCGGACTTCTGGCTGCCGATGACACTGTAGAGTTGCTTATTGAGGCTGGACTGTTCAGGTGAGAGGTTCGCCAGGCGCCCGGCAGTAAACCCCTGCGGCGATACCAGGCGGATTGCACCATTGACTTGATCGGACCACCATAGCCAGTCACCGAACATCAGTTTCGCTGCGTAACTGTCCAGCCCCGCCTGCTGTTTGACGGTGACGGCGTTCTGGATGCTGTCGCCGGCCGGACCCGTGAGGACCATGTAGATGCCTTCCTCGAGTCCGAACTCGGCCTGTGTTGTCCAATAGTCGGGATCATCGGCGTCCGATAACGTTGCAATCCCGCAATCCTGGCCGCGCAGTGCATACAAGCCAGAGCGCGGCGGGATATCGGCGCCGACGAGGCTTGTTACCGTAACGCT